TCTCTGCAAGGAAGAAGGCGAAACCGGCCGAACGCGACTGGAACCGGCCAAGATTGGAAACAGCGGTGCCGAATGTTGCCGGCACGTATGGGCCCGACGTGGCAACGTGGGCCGAAGATCACCTCGGCGTCACGTTCATGCCGTGGCAACGGTATGCGCTCGATCGGCAGTTGGCTTACGACAAGGCCGGCGACTGGTGCAACCGCACCGCGTTAGTGAGCACCGCCAGACAGAACGGCAAGTCCACGCTGATTGCTGCAACGATCGGGTGGGCGTTGCTCGAATGGCCGAAACTGTTAGGGCGCCCGGTAAAGATCGTCAGCGCCGCGCACCGCCTCGACTTGGCGGTTGCACTGTTCCAGGAACTTGCGCCAATACTGGAGGACAAGTTCGGGGCGAAACCGTCGTGGACGTTCGGCCGCAACGAAGTACGGCACGCCAACAGCCGGTGGATAGTCAAAGCCGCCAAGCCGCAAGCCCCGCACGGGCTCGCCGGCGTTGATCTGTTGATCGTGGACGAACTATGGGGCGTAGATACTGACACCCTGGACATAGGGTTCATGCCAACGCAACGCGCCGTCGCCAACCCCCTGGCACTGTTCTACTCAACGGCCGGCACCGAAGAAAGTGTGGCCATGCTTACGCACCGCGAGGCCGCTATCCGTGCAATAGACACCGGGCAACACAACGGCACGTTGCTACTCGAATACTCACCGCCGCCAGAACTTGACCCGATGACCCCCGAAGCCTGGAAGTATGCCAACCCGGCCCTAGTGCACGCAGGCAACCCGAAAGGCACGCTCACACTTCGCACCATCGAACGCGAAGCCAGCGCCCCGAACCGTGCCGGGTTCCTACGATCTTCGGTGAATATCTGGTGCCAGACCGACGCCGGGTTCCTTACCCCTGGAATGTTCGAAGCGTGCCGCACCGATAAACCGCCGCTACCTGGCGGGGTGTTGGCTTGCGAGGTGTCTATTGACGACGGGCGATATGTTGCGGTGCGTTGCAACGTGAACGCCGACAACACGCCAACCGTGACCGTGGCACTATTGGCCGACACAGTGCCGACATTCTGGGCGGCGGTACGCAAGCAACTGGAAGCCAACCCGGGCGTACTGTTGGCGATCACGCCAACACTTGACGCGCACTGCCCGACGGACCTAGCCCACCGGCGAATGATCGTCGGCTACCAGGAGATCAGCCGGTGGACCGCAGTTGTCAAACAGATGATTGCGGAACGCCGCGTACTTCACACCGGCGAGACGATGCTGCAAGAACACGTCGGGCGCGCGGTCGCAGTTCGCACCCCTGGCAGTATTGCGATCAGTACCGCCAAATCGCCGGGCCCGGTGGAACTATGCCGGTGCCTAATCTGGGCGGCGGCGCTCGCATCGAAACCGCAAAGCAACGTGCGACGCCCGGTGATTGCCACAAGTAACCCGCGGCGCGTTGCCTAAGATAAGACCGTGCCACTATTCGCCCGCCCCGTCGTCCAACAGATACCCCGCCCGGAAACAGCTATCGCGGCGGCGGCGGCGGGCAACCCGTTAGTAGATAACTTCGTCAACTACACCAGCAGCGCCGACAGAATCAACGCGCTACGCATACCGACGATCTCACGCGCGCGCGATCTCATCGTCGGCATGGTGTCCTGTTTAGAAATAAAGCAATACGCGCGACAGTGGAACGGCGACGACTACGAACGCATCGAACTGCCACCGGACACCTGGTTCATGCAACCCGACCCGAACGTCACCCGCAACTTCTTCCTGGCGAACCTCACCGACGATCTCATGTTCTTCGGCCGGGCGTTCGTCGTCGTAACGCAACGCAACAGTCAGGGCTTTCCGGTTGCGTTCACGTGGATACCGGCTAATAACGTGCAGACCTTAGACCAGTCCGGCCCATATCAGTGGTGGGGGCCGTCGTCGCAGATCTACTTTCAGGGCGTGCGCCTTGATACTCGAGACGTGGTTCAGTTCCTTAGCCCTATTCCAGGACTACTTGCAACCGGGGCGCGCGCAATAAACACCGCGGTTCGGCTCGATCGCGCAGCCGAAAGGTTCGCCACTATGGAAGTGCCCGCCGGATATCTTCGCCAACGCGGCGGCGAACCCATGTCGGGCCAGGACCTTGCCGACCTTGCAGCGGCATGGAGTGAAGCCCGCGAGAATAGCAGCGTCGCCGCCCTCAACGAATACGTGGAGTGGGTAGAAAGTAGCATCGACCCGTCCAAGATGGAACTAGTAAGCGCGCGCACCTACCAGGCCGTAGAACTTGCGCGCGTTGCGAACATTCCGCCGTACCTTGTCGGCGCCCCCGCCGGCAGTGGCATGACATACCAGAACGCGCAGCAAGCCCGACAAGACTTGTACCTATTCGGCGCGAAACCGTACATCGATTGCATCGAGCAAACTTTCTCGATGCCTAGCGTCACGCCGCGCGGCCGCTACATCGAACTAGACGTTTCTTCGTACATCGAAGAAAACGGGCTGTCGGACCGGCCGGACGATGCTGCCCCGGCCGGTTCCGGCAGTTCAGTAACACCCGAAAGGAACACCACCGATGACTAACCCACTAGCCCCCCTCAACTTGACCGCCGGCCGCGTCACCGTTGCCGCCGAAACCGGCGACGATGCACCGCGCCGCACGATCAGCGGCCTGGCCGTACCGTACGACACCGAAGCCACCGTATCCGGCGGCCAGAAGGTCCGCTTCCTGGCGGGCAGTCTGCCCACCGACGGAAAAGCCCCCCGGCTACTGGAACAGCACGACACAAACCGGGTGATCGGCATAGTTACCGAACGCACCGAAACCGACGAAGGTATGACTTTCACCGCCCGCATTAGCGCAAGCCGCGCCGGCGACGACGTGCTCGAACTAGTCAAAGACGGCGCCCTGGACTCGGTATCGGTAGGGGTGGACCCGATCGACGCCGAATACGACGACGCCGGGGTGCTAGTCATCGCCAAAGCCAACTGGCGCGAACTGTCGGTGGTTACCGAGCCGGCGTTCGAAGATGCTCGCATAGTGGAAGTTGCTGCCACTAGTGTGGCACCTAGCAGCACGAACACGGAGGACAACATGAACACCGAAGCCAACACACCAGTCGAAGTGCCCGCCGCTGCACCAACCGCGCCCGTATGGGCCGAAGTGAAGCGCGTGCCCTCGAAACTGCCAACCGTTGCGGAATACATGGCCGCATACGTTCGCGGCGGTGAAGCAGCCGAAGCTGCACGACGCGAAGTGCACGCATACCAGGCGCACCATGCACCGATCGCCGCAGCAGCAGGCGACCAGACCGTTGCAGACTTTCCTGGCGTCATTCCAGTGCCCATTCTCGGACCGACGTTCGACAACATCGCACCGTTGCGCCCACTTGTCACCGCGATTGGCGCGCGACCGATGCCCGGCAGTGGCAAGACGTTCATTCGTCCGAAGATCGTGACGCACACTTCGGTGGCGCAACAGTCCACGGAACTTTCCGGACTTTCTTCGACCACCATGCTTGTGGACGACATCGTGGTCACCAAAAACACGTTCGGCGGCACCGTTCTAGTTTCCGAACAGACCGTGGACTTCTCGGACCCGGCCGCGCTCGAAATTATCGTCCGCGACATGGCCAACCAGTACGCGATCCAAACCGGCAACTACGCCTGCACACAGTTCGCCAACAATATCGGTGGCGCACAGCAAGTTGGAACGTGGGACGGAACTTCGCAAGACTTCATCGCCAAGGTGTACGAAGGTGCCGCCGCCATTCTCGCGGCGGGCCGCGTAATGCCGACGCACCTTATCCTGGGCACGCCAGGGTTCGAAGCGGTTGGCGCACTGGTGGACGGCGACAACCGGCCACTGTTTCCAACACTCAACCCGATGAACGCGTCCGGCGTAATGTCGGCCGCCAGCACCGTGGCAAACCCGGTGGGCTTGTCGCTTGTCGTAGACCCTGGCTTGGACTACGCCGGCGACTTCATCGCCCTGGGCACCGCCGGTGGAACATACGCCGGGTTCGAAATCTTCGAAACCATGAAAGGCTTGGTCAGCATCGAAAAGCCCGACGTGCTCGGCCGTCAGATCAGCGTACGCGGATACTTCGCGGCGCAGTACATCGACGTGACCAAGTTCCGCTGGTTCGACTTCTAATAAGAAAGGCGGCCACGTGGCGGCCTACACCATTACGCACGGACAAGTGACCGGCGGTGTCGCGGTAGTTGCGACACTGACCGGCACCCCGATACAGCCCGGCGTTAGTATCACGATCAGCGGCAACGCAACGTTCAACGGCACGCACGTAGTTACGGCGTGCCCGGAGTTCTTCTTCCTCGGACCCGACGAACAAGGCGACTACACCTACAACACCGCGGTTCTTATTCCGAACCAGATCGCGTTCGAACTTGCAACCGCGGACGTAGCACGCGACACCGCCGCCGGCACCGTCACCTATGCACCCGTGTGCACGTGGATAACGAACGGCGACGCCGAGGACTGGCTAGGGTTCACAGTGGCCGCCCCGTCCGCAGATTACGACCTCCTCTCGCTTGCAGTTGGGGCGGCCAACCAGTTCGGGTGGCGACGCCGCCAAGAAAGCGGCTACACCGACAGCCTTACCACCGTGCCAAGCCTGGACGTGAAACTTGGCACCGTAATGTATGCCGGCTACCTTTACCGCCAACGCGGCTCGATTGACCAATACGCGTCGTTCGACCCGCTCGCAACCGGGGCACCCGTGGGCGGTTCGTTCGGTGACATTCTCCGTCTACTTGGCTGCAACCGGCCCGCGGTGGCGTAATGCCGGCAGCCGACCTATTCAACGAAGGGTTCGACGACCTGGTCACGAAACTAGGAACCATTACCGGGCTACGGGTAACCACAGACAGCGACCCGCGCAACATAAACCCGCCGTGCATTATCGTGGAAGCGCCCGCTTTTCTCATGCCAACCAACGCGGTGGCACAGATGGACTTCACCGTGAAAGTGCTAACGATCGGCCCGGGCGACCGTCGCGCGGTCCGCAACCTACTGGAACTTGCCGACCTTATCCGCGGCGCCAATATCGGGCTGACCGGCGGCCGGCCAACGGTCACCAGTGTGGGCGGCGCAGATTACGCGTCGTACGATCTCACCTTGTCCACTAAGGTGGCGCCATGATCTACCGCGTAGTTCGACCGTTCGGCGCCCGCAAAGTTGGCGAGACAGTGCACGACGATGCGTTCCATAACGTCCGCTACCTACTGGCGGCCGGCATGATCGAACCAGTAGTCGCAGGGCTTGACCCCGAACCCGATGCCACCACAAAGCCGCCGCAAGGTGCTAGAACTAAAAGCAAGAAACCGAAGACCAAGGAGTAAGACATGGCCACCACCACTTATCTGGCGAACCCCGTCGTAACGATCGGCGCAGCGTCACCCGGTACCGATATCACCGACCAGTGCAAGTCCGCGGTCTTGACGCAACTTGTCGAAGCCCTGGAAAGTACGGCGTTCGGTTCGAACGGCCGCCGCTACACCGCCGGCTTGCAGAACCACACCTGCGTCTTGACGTTCCTTATGTCTTACGCCTCGAGCGAAACTTACGCGCTATTGCAACCACTGGTCGGCACGCAGTGTTTCGTATCGGTCACGCCAACCAGCGGCGCCCTGAGCGCCACCAACCCGATGTTCGAACTGGCCGACACCTACTTGGAAAGCTTGGACATCGTGAACGCCAACCTAGGTGAACTTTCGGAAGTGCAAATCACCCTGCAGGGTGGCGCGCTTACGATTGACACCACCCCGTAAGCCACTAGACAACGAAGGGCAGCATTATGCGGCTAACACTTACCGTCAGCACCACCGACCGGCGAACCTATGACGTGCATACGTCGCTGGCCGTAATCGTGGATTGGGAGCGCAAGTATCAGCGACGCGCCGGCGATCTCGCCGCCGGGTTCCATATTGAGGACCTGGCGTACTTGGCGTACGCAAGCGAAAAGCGCGCAGGTGATACCACCGTCGACTTCGATACGTGGCTCACGTACGTGGAAACCATTGAAGTGAAAGATACGCAAGAAAGCCACCCTACGGTCGCGGCGCCTACCGACGGCAATTAGCCGAACTGTTAGTCGCCGCTTCATGGTGGCCCCCTGACATAGACTTCGACACCAGAGACTTGGCAACAGTCCACAAAGTGTTAGAAGAAAGGAACCGCCGGCGATGACCGTATCCGCAAGCCTGGAAGTTGTCGGCCTCAAAGAAGCGCTCAGAGAACTGCAAGACATAGACAAGAAAGCCCGCCGAAAAGTCACCACCGACTATCGGCGTATCACAAAGCCGGTGGTAGATACGGCCCGCAAGCGGATACCGCAAGAAGCGCCCCTATCCGGGTGGAACCGAACGTGGAAACCGTCCACCAACTTTCAGGCGTTGCCGTGGAAAACAGCGATCGCCAAGAGCATGATTAGCACGAAAGTATCCGGTAAGAAGCCGCGAGAGTGGGCCGGCCGCGTCACGAACCTGGCGGTGTTCACCGTTACGTGGAAGGGTGCCATAAATACGATCTACGACCTGGCCGGGCGGCGCGGTAATGGCGACACGGAACGCGGCGCGCGAATGATACGGGCACTCGAAGCACGCCACGGCAAGGCGTCGCGGGTGCTATGGCCGGCCTATGAGATGAACCGCGACGAAGTGGAACGGCAGACTTTCGAACTTGTCGAGGAAGTAATGCGGGCAGTGAACCGCAACTTGGTGAAAGGCTAAACCGTGGCCGTAGTCATACCCATAGTTACGCAGTACGCCGGCAAGGGCGTGGAACGCGCGCTCAAGGAGTTCCAGTCGTTAGGTACCGCCAGCGAGAAGGCCGCGTTCGTGATGAAGAAAGCGTTGGTGCCTGGCGCTATTGCGGCTACGGGTGCAGTTGTCGGCCTGGGCGCAACACTTTACAAAGCCGCGCAGGCAGCCGCCGAAGCACAGCGCGAGGACAAACTATTAGCCGACCAGCTACGGCGCACCACCGGGGCAACCGACGACGCGATCGACGCCACGTTGCAGTTCGTGGACGCCTTGGAGATGGAAACCACGGTCAGCGGCGGCGACCTATCCGAAGCCCTGGCGACACTTACCCGCGCAACCGGCAACGTGACCAGCGCCCAGGAACAGTTGCGGCTCGCTACCGATATCAGCGTCGGCGCCAACCTCGACTTGCAGCAAGTAAGCCTGGCACTGGCCAAGGCATACGCCGGCAATATGGGCGCACTCACGAAACTGGGCGTACCCCTGGACGAAAACATCGTCAAGACGAAAGACTACGAAGCGGCTACCGCTGCACTTTCTAAACAGTTCGGCGGTGCAGCCGCCGGCGCCGCCGACACATTCCAGGGCCAGTTGGCCCGGTTGAAGATCGGGTTCGACAAGATGACCGAAGCACTTGGCGAGATCGTGTTGCCGTATCTGGAACGGTTGGTCACCGCGGTGAATAAGCACGTGATACCAGCGTTGCGGGTGTTCATAGATCAACTACGCGGCGGCGAAGGTGTCACCGGCGCGTTCGAGGTTGCTATCGGCAGTATGGGCGACTTCGCCCCGGCGGCCATACGGGCGATGCGCGCAGCCACCGAAGGTGTGCTGGAGTTCGTAAAGACCATAGCCCTGGCGTACGCCGGTATTCAGACGTTGATTGGTGCCGCGCAAGCCTTGGCAACACGCGGCAAAGCCGGCCTGCCAGCGTTCGCCGCAGCCCTCGCCGCAGCAGGCGGCGCCGCCCTAACCGACCAACTGAAAGCGAAAACCCTCAACTACTTCGACGACCTGGAAAGCCGGCTCGGTGACCTAGCAGCCAGGGCGAACGCCGCGAAAGCCCAAGTCGGTGGAACCGCCGATCGGTTGGACCGCCTCAGCGCCTCAATTATCGCAGCGAACGCAGCAGCAGCCGGCGACGACGACGCGACCGGGGCAGGCGGCGGCGGTGGCGGCCTCAATAAGATGGCAGAACGCGCCAAGAAACTACAGGAACGCTTGGAAGCCGCAGCCACGGCACTACGCGAAGATATGGCGAACGCCTTACAGATTGCCGAAGCACGTCTCCAGGAAGCCCAGCAGGCGTTCGACCAGTTCGCGGACAGTGTTACCACCACGATTAAGGACGCACTGGACTTCGGTGACGCCTTGGAAGCGTCAGCCGAAGAAGGCGGCGGTTCGTTCTTCGATGAACTAACCAGGCAAGCCGAACGGGCCGACGAGTTCGGAAAACTAACCGAAGAACTACTCCGCCGCGGTATCAGCCAGGACGCCTTGGCGCAAGTGCTCGAAGCCGGCGTGGAAAGCGGCGCAGAGATCGCCAAGCAACTACTGGCCAGCGCCGACGGGGTGCTACGCGCCAACCAACTGGTCGAACGTACACAGGCGATTGCCGAAAAGATTGGCCAGGCAGCGGCCGCCAAGTTCTACTCCGCAGGCGTAGAAAACGGCAAGGCGTACCTGAAAGGTGTAACCGAAGCAATAGCCGAAGCGGAGCGACGTATCGCCGGCGCCAAACGGCCGGCAGACATAAAAGGCGCGTCCGCAGCGTTCAGCGACACCATGAGCCGCCTAGCAGCACCGACCGCACCGGTGCAGAACGTCACCATAAACAGTCAGAGCCTTGACCCGTCGCAAGCCGGTGAAGTGATCGTGGACGCGCTACGCCAATACAACCAGCGGTCCGGCTACATCGGCCTCGATATCTTCGCGGTGTAACCGTGGCAACCCCCGTCGTACAGTCCGGCGATTACCTCATCGAACTGGATACCGGGTTCCAGGTGGACGCCTTTACCTTGGACGACGCCTTGCGCGGCCTACTCAACAGCCCCGACTACGTGCTCGACGGTACGACACAGTTCGCGGATATCACCCCGTATTGCCGCCGGGTGAACTATCGGCGCGGCCGCCGCAAAGACACCGACCAGTTCGGCCCGGGCACTATGTCGGTGATATTGGACGACAACTTGGCCGGCGGTATTCTTTCGCCGTACGACACCAGCAGCCCGTACTATGACCCGGCGAACGATCAGCCGGGGTTGGCGCCGTTGCGTGCCATTCGACTAAGCCGCGAAGGCGAGTACCTATTCGTTGGCGTAGTAGTGAACTACGACTACCAGTTCGAACTAGGCGGCAGCAACCTGGTGAACATTCTCGCCGCGGACGGGTTCTACAAGCTCGCACAGTGCTACCTGGACGAGTGGAACGTAACCCCGGAAACTTCTGGCGAACGCCTCGAGACGCTATTAGACCTACCCGAAGTGTCGCTCTTTCCAGGCGCAGAACGAAACATCGCAACCGGCACCGTGAACTTGGGGCACGCCTCAGCGTTCACAGTGCAGCAAGGCACCAACGCCTTACAGTACGCGCAACAGATCAACGACACCGCAGAGTTCGGCCGCCTATTCATGGATCGGGCCGGGGTGTTCACGTTCCAGGAACGTATCGGCGTCACCTTGTCGTCACCCGTCATTGAGTTCGACGACCAGGGCGCCGGAACCCCCTTCAACGACCTAGAGATAGAGTTCGACGCCTCGTACGTCGTGAACCGGGCGACCGTCACCAGCCTGGAAGACGTAACTGGAACCGACGACGACCCGGCAAGCCAAACTACCTACTTCATACAGACCCGCGCCGTATCTTCCAGTCTGTTGCACGAACAGGGTGAACTGGACAGCGCCGCCGCCTACCTACTGGTGCCCGACCCCCAGCCGCGGTTCACTAGCGTGGCCACAAACTTCGCGCTACTGACTTCCTTGCAACGTGACGCCGCCGCCACCGTGGATATCGGCGACACCATACAGATCGAAAAGACCGTCCTCGGCTTTGGGGCCCTGACCGAAGAACTGGCCGTCGAAGGCATCGACGCGGTGATCGACTTCGCGCAAGGCCATACGGTTCGCTTCTACACATCGCCCACCACCGTGGTGTTTCTTCTCATTCTGGACGACCCCGTCTACGGAACCTTGGCAGATGCACTTGGCGCAGGTTCTAACGTCCTAGGCTAAAAGTATGGCAACACCACCAACATTCACCGCCGGCGCCGTATTGACCGCCGCACAGATGAACGCCATCGGCTTATGGCTAATCGACGCCGCGACGTTCACAACCCAAACATCGATCAGTTTGCCCAACGACACTTTTACGGCCGACTTCACTAACTACCGCCTGATGCTAAATCTCAGCGCCGTGACGGCCGACGCCACCTTGACGATGCGCATGAGGACTAGCGGAACCGACAACAGTGGCGCCAATTATGAATTAGCCGGAACGGAAACCAATTCAACCAACACCACGGTTACCGGCATTACGTCAGCAGGTGGACTTACTTCGTGGTCAATGGCTGAAAGCGATCCAATCGACCGCTATGCGCTAACTGTGGACATTATGGCCCCACAAATAGCCGAGCCGACGCTAATCTTCGCAAATCTCACCTACGTGAATACGGCAGCGACCGCGTGGCGCTACCGCAACTTCGCCGGGTGTTTCACAGCCGGCACGGTGTTCGACAGTCTCAGTTACATTAGTTCGGTCGCGTCAAGTTTGACGGGCAGATATTCCGTGTACGGTTGGAACCAATAAGGCAACACTATGAACGGAAGCACCGCGCAAGGCGTAGACCAGACACTAAAGGGCGGCATTCTCGGCTTGTTCACGTACGTCTGCGGCTACTACAAGTTGGACCCCGGATTCATCGCCGCAGCGATGCCCGTACTGGCCGGCATTCTGGCGTATGTTTCCAGCAAGTTCGGCGACCCGCACCGCGCATCGTTCGTACCGACCAAAGATAAACCCGACGCCAAGTAATGCCCGCGCCGTACGTCGTACCGTCGTACCCGATCGCAACCGGCAAGTTGCCAGGCACCGAAGAATGGGCCAGGCAAGCCGCCAAGTATTCGCAAGGCGCGCTGTGGAATAACGGCACGTGGGTGCACCGCGATATTCGCGGCAAGCCCGGCCAGGTGTCAAACCATGCCAGGGGCGTGGCCCTTGACTTGTCGTACCGTTACTACCCGACACAGAACAAAGGCGCCACCGACGGCCGCGCCAAGTCACTGGCGTTCATGCGGCACGCCCTGGCCAACTGGCAGGCGTTAGGCATCGCCCTGGCGATCGACTATTGGACGCAACCGTTCGGCCGGTCCTGGAAGTGTGACCGCGAAAAGTGGCGCAAGGCCACCGCACCGACGTTCAGCGGCGCCCCCGGCGGCGATTGGTGGCACCTCGAGATCACCTTAGAACTGGCCACCGACGCCAAGGCCGTACGCCAGGCGTTCCGGCAGGTATTCACCACCCCATAGCAGGCGCCCGCTACTGTCGGGGTACAACTACAAGGAAGGCAGCAACCTTATGGCCGAAGAAACACCCGACCCCGTCGTAATCTTCTACGAAGTATTCACCGGCACCATGCCCGACGGGCAGCGCGTAATGGTGCAGATATTCCGCAAGAAAGGCGAGGACCGTTCCATGCTCGCGCAGTTGGCGTTCCGATCAGATAACTGGGCCACCTGGGGCCCGCCCATACGCCTGGACGATCTTCACACCCTCACGGAAACACCCGTCGCATGAACGCCGCCGTCGTTAGCACATTCGCCGTGGTGTTGTCAGCGTTGACCGGACTTTCGTTCCTCATCGCCCCGTTGCCGGACCTCGACCCGATACCACCGGCAGTGTACGAAAGCACCGAAACCGCCGAAACCACCCCCGTAGCACCCCGAAACAGCGCTCCACAGCCCCGTACAGCCCCCGAAACCACCCCACCCGCGGTAACCCTACCCCCCACTTGCGAAGGGTTCGTATCGCTTGCCTGGACGCTCGGGTGGCCCGCCGATGAACTCGATACCCTCGAGCGTATTATGCGCCGCGAAAGCGGGTGCCAGCCCGACGCGATAGGCGACCGGGCCCTAGGCGGTTCGTACGGGCTTATGCAGGTGCACATTCCGACGTGGTGCCTACGCTCGACCTACTGGCCGGAAGGGTGGCTGGCGGTCCACGGTTCGGTCGGCCCGGACGATTGCGAAGCACTACTAGACCCGGCCACCAACCTGGCGGCGGCGCTACTCATTCACCAAACTGGCGGGTGGCCGCAGTGGAGTACGTGGCCATGAACGCCAAGTGGTACGACTACGAAGCCTTGCTGCGTGACCTGGCCGACCTGGCGGACAATAGCCCCGACCACCATTCGGCGTGGCTTGCGTGCCGGGCGCTTGCGTTCATTACGCACCAGCGTGCCGTGATCGAAGAACTACGCGGCACCGTCGCAACCTTGGAACAGTGGGCAGGTGTCCGCGCTTGACCTACCGCACGTATGACCCGCAGCACATACGAAAAGGGCGACTCGTTCCGATCATGCCGCACGAAGTTACGGCGCTACGTGACTACGCCGAACAAGTACGCCATAACGCTGCACAGATCGGCGCGAAACACCGGCACGCCTGGAACCCGACCAGCGAAGAAGAACAGCGCCGGCAACTTGTCGGGTGGCTTGGCGAACTGGCACTGGCGAAACACCTAGGGGTGCCCTACGGGTTCGCAACGAACTACGACAAGACCCGCCACGACGTTGCAGGGGTGGAAGTTCGAAGCACCGAACACTTCAACGGGCACCTAATCACCTACCCGGACGACAAGGCCGCCCCGTACGTGCTTGCCCTGGTGCACCGGATAAGTTTCTACAAGTTCGACGTCGTACTGGCCGGGTGGATAGACCTAACCGATGCCAACACCCCGGAACACTGGCGCACCACTATGCGCGCCCCCGGGTACTTCACCCCGCAAGCTGCACTCCACCCGCTTGCTACACTTCCGAACACCAAACAAAAGAGAGGCAGCAACCTATGGCTTGGCAACTGAATGACTACGTGGACGTTCCGCACCGCCTGAAAATGTTGGCAGACAAGTTTCCAGACGTTCGAATAGTGGAAAGCGAACCCGTGGTCCGCGTGGTTGGCGATCGTACGTTCATCGAGGTGAAAGTAACGGCGTGGCGTTCGCCGGACGATCAGCACCCGGCGGTCTCATTCTGTTGGGAGCCCTACCCGGGCGATACATCGTACACCCGTGACAGTGAACAGATGAACGCCGCCACGTCAGCCCTTGGCCGCCTGGTTGCCATTATGTTGCCGGGCGCGTTCGCCAAGTTGGCAAGCACCAACGAAGTGTTCAACCGTGCAGGC